AAAACTTGACAAATATCGAATCAGTGTTATACTGTAAGTATAGTTAATAAAAGAGAGGTTAATACTATGATGAGTAAAGAATTAGAAAATGCAATCGTGGCTCTGAGCCGTATACAATCTAGTGGTGAGTTGTCAGTACTAGCAGACCATTTTCGTAGACACCAAACGTTTCTAGGTAAACAAAAAGCCGCAGGACTTAAGATTGGTGATACTATCGAATGGGAATACGGTGGGGTACTAAAGCAAGGTGTCATTACCAAGAACAATCGTTCAACAGTAGACGTATCTAATGCTGGTAATAACCCAATCTTTCGAGGTAGTACTCGATTGCACAAATCAATGATAACACGTAAAGTAGCTTAAGGAGGCACATATGAAAATAAAAATAGACTTTAGTAAGGTAGATGTAATGAGTGTAGAGGGCATCGATTATGCTGATGCTCCTAAATTCTGTGATGCATATATCTCAGAGGCTGAAATCGATGGCGTTGAAGCTACCGAAGAACAGTTAGAAGTAATCAATGAGAACGGTTCGTTCTTGCACGAAGCCGTGTATGATTGGATTCACTAAATGGATTCACTTCAAGTTTTTTGGGATACACTTCAACCCTTAATCATTACCGGGATAACTGTTGGTGTTGTACTAGCAGTTATAGTCGGCTCCGTTAAATTCGGTTGGCGATATGCGCCCTGGATTGTCGCATTAGGACTATTAATTTTATTCCTAAAATAAATAAGCACTAGAATGAAACACATAATTAGAAATTTATTTGCTGGTCTCCTAGTCCTGGCTGTATGGGCTATGATTATAAGTGGCACTGTCTCAATGGCACGTGCAGAAGAATTACCAGACAAAAAGAGCATAACCGAAATTAAACTGTTGTGTGGCTTTGATGAAACAATGGATTATGCAATAGCTGTTTACATGTTACCAGTGCAACAACGTGCATCTATACGACCATTGATACGCAAACCAAATGGCGAATGGACAGATTGGATACCAGTACACGTGCAACCAAGTCCAACAGAATATAGTTTCTGGGTAGATATACAAAACGGATACATGGTATTCACAGTTAATAGACAAACTTTGGAATATTCAGTAGTACAGTCAATCGATATGACTGGAAAGAAAATGATCCAAGGTGGTAGATGTACAATAGTACAATGAAAATTCTTTACAATAATAAGTTATTAGATGTTGATGAACTAAGTGGTGCAATGACCTCTGATGAATTGATACAGTTAATAGAAGTATTTGGGTTTCCTGGGTGGGCTTCACCTGGGTTCTATCGTTGTGTTGAGTTAGGTTTTATTGAAGAAGGACTTGACGAATACGATTACATTGACAAGTATATAGAACGAGACCCTAAGACACTTCATTAAATATATTACTCAGCGACTTTGCTATACCTCGGTTCACTGCACACCCTCTATGTGCTAACAACCTATGTATTTCATTCGTATCCATCCTTGATATATCTCTAGCATACATATTGTTTACAAACCACCATCTATCCCTTTCAGGTACTTCATGCCAATAGCCTCCCATAGACCATTGTGTTAAATTTTGTTCTGTTCTTCGAGGCACGTTGATATCGCAATTAGGCCACGGATAACTATCAAAGATATCATCTATAAACATTTCAGCTAATGGTATATTACGTTCTTTGCAAATCATCTGTATTGCAAGACGATATGAATTAATCAAATAAATGTTATGCGGATTATCTATATGATGAGACCTGGGCATGGATGGATGAACGTCTTCTGGTTTTCTCTTAAACTCTTTGTCAAGGTACCAGTAGTTTAGTTTATTAGTTCCGGGTACCACATCATGTCTTCTCCAACGTTGATGAACTTCATCTCCGGCATATCTCCATATACTAGTAAGTCTATTAACATTTGGCCATACAACTGCGATACCTTTACATGTGTCATTCACACTTAAGAACTTTAATAAATTATTATATACAGTAGTAGTTGATGCCCCACCTACACCAAAGTTTAAACAGTCATGACCTAGATATTGTTTAAGAAATTGACTTACTGTATCATTGTAGTAATTACCTGTACCATATATATGCGAACACCCAAATATTGCAAATGAATTAGCAATATCAAATGTATTTAATGGTTTTTCTCTGAACCCTATTTCATTATGTATGTATTGTAATGGCCTTTTTGATATATGATATTTCCAACTTGTTCCTAACTTTTCAGAAAATCGTTTATGGTTTAACTCCTCAGTGGAATCTAGGTAATCATTCTCACTATATCTACAACAAAACCAATCAATACCTAAGTTAACATAACGATTTGCATCTGAAAAATCTATACCAGGATTTATATTACCCTTCATTTATGTGTCTCCATTTTTTAACAAACCTTAATGCAACTTTTTTATTCATTATGGGACCCCAATGTCCGCCTATAGGTCCGTTACCTTCAGGCTCATACGCTCCTATATCTCTGGCTTTTATTTTATTTAATACATAGAGTTGTGCATCACTTAATGAGCCATCACTGTTATTAAATTCTTCCCACGGCAGTGTTGTGTCTGCTTGGTGTTTTGGTATCTGTATACAATTTCTTATTACATCATGTGTCCAGCTAGGACACATAGTAGTTAAATCTGTATCGATAGGATCATCTTCTTCTGTTACTTTTCCGGGATTATCACAACGTAGTTGATATACATTTTCTTCACCCATTATAGCAAACAACGTTTCTTGTGCTATGGTTCTTTGATAGAAACTCCTAGAATTGCTTACCATATCTACATCTGGAATAACTAATTCTCTCATCAGCGGTCCAACTTTTTCACCTGGTTCTATTATATTTGTTGGTGTGTCTGTTCCGGGTAATATATCTCTACGTAACCAAGTACGAGATATATCAATTCCCCATGCATCCTTAGTTTCTTTTACATAACCAAGAACCCGTGTGAACCTAGTTGGGTATGTCCAATAGACGAATATGCCTTTTGGTTTACCATACTTGCGAATTAAATGAACTAAGTTATGTAATATAACTCCGTTGCCTGTTCCACCGATTGCGAGATTGATAACTGGTGCTTTAATTTTTTCACTAATCATTTCTCCGATAGTTTCATTCAGTTGTTGTCCTATACCATAAATATGCGAACAGCCAGTTATGACATAACTATTCTTCCAATCAATTTCATCAAAATCTTTATTACATCGAAAGCCTTGCTTGTTGTTGCGGTATTTTATTTTTTGGTTATGCCAACGCCAACCTTCAGGTATAACAGAAGCCATATCATCAAATCTTTTTGGATGGTCGCTACCGTTCCAATTAGAATACCAGTACGGGTTTTTTCCAGGTGGTTCAGCAACTTGCCATCCTATTTGAGTGTCGTAGTCTATTATACCCGTTAGCCTAGGTATTGACGGTCTTAAGTCTGTAATGGGTTCATGAGAATCTTCTAACGTATGAAATCCATTCACTGTCCAAAACCCTAATTCAAAATCACTCATTGGAGCTTTCCATTCAGCATCCCAATCATCTACCCGCATATATTGCCATCGCTGTAGTTTCTTATGCTTTGGTAACCAGTCTTTGCTCATATTAAATTCCTTGACAAATAGTTCGAATCACTATATACTATATTTATGTTCGTAGTTAAAAGGGAATCTAAATGACACCGGTACTTTATATACTAATGCGTAATGACTTAGATAGTCTTAACCCTGGTAAAGCAATGGCGCAGGCATCACATGCCAGTAATCAGTTTGTTCACAATATAAAAGAGGGAGGAATGATTGATTACGAATTGTTTAATATGTGGTCTAATGAGACTACGCAGGGTTTCGGAACAGTTCTTGTTCTAAGTGTCAATGAAGCCCAATTACAATCTTCTATTATGATGGCAGAGAAACATCTATCACATTGTGGAATAGTACACGACCCAACATATCCTATTCAAGACGGAGACGTAGTGCATCACATACCACTTGATACATGTGGTTATGTATTTGGTGATAAGGATGATCCTGTTATTAATGCAATCTTGGGTTTGTTTCCGCTACACCCATAAACTTGACAACTATGAAAAAGGTGTTAATATAATATTATGATTAATTCAGCAGAGGTATATAGTATGGAACATGTAGGTGATAAGCACACTCATTTTGAACGTAACGTACTCTATCATCACAAGTACAACTTTCAACTAGACAACTCGGGCGTTGACTATAAAGATATTAAGGAACGTGAAGAAAATGGTTGGAACCGTGAAACTGTTATTGCGGCATCCCTAGTTGCAAACGAAATGAATGAAGGTGAGTATATAAAAGTTGACCAAGGAGTTTATAGTTTTGCCGAGACTCCAGAGGGTAGTCGTTATCTACAAATGAAATTACCTAACAAAGAAATTCTAGTCGGCGTGTTGCATCTTTATCCACACTTAATACAACCAAAGCATATGAATGCGGCAAAAGAAATTATTAAAGAACTTGAAATGGATTTCATGTTTAAGATTATGTCAGAGAACATGAATGAATTTGAAAGTGGCATTGCAACTATTCTTGCAACTACAGATAAATTACCAAAGCAATATTGGGGTGTTGCCGCTTATCTACCGACTTATGCAGTTAAAAAAGTATGGGAACGGGAAGTTACTGACCGTAGTGAAAATTCAGTACACTTAACATCAACCCGCAAAGATGGACTTGTGTTCGCAGACATTACTGTTCTCAAAGCAAACAGTAGTCAGAGTTATCCAGGACTAAATGTATCAGCTATCACTAGTGACGGCAACCGTATTAGTTTCTTTAGTACAAAAGAAATATGGGAAGTTGATAAAGATTTTACAATTAGTGCTAAAGTAAAAAGCCACGGTACTGTTTGGAATCAAGACCACATTGCAGAGACAAGATTAAATTACGTTAAAGCTATATGAGTCCTATACTTATATCCTTATTACTTACTGCCGGTATATTTGCCGGCATTATTTTAATGCTTGTCTTATGGAATAATGAAGAACCACCAATGAAAGACTAAATACGATTATGAATAAGTTACTAGTACACAAGCACCTATTAATTCGTGCAGAGGTTAATAAGCCTTTACAAAATAAAAATAAGGCAATTAAGTATTTGCGAAAGATGATTAAAGCAATCGGCATGAAACCGATGTATGGTCCTACTGCCACGTATTGTAAGATGGAAGGTAACAGAGGGTTAACAGCCTTTGCAATTATAGAAACATCACATATCGCTATGCATATCTGGGACGAAGTGAGTCCTGCATTGTGTCAGTTAGATGTATATACTTGTTCTGAAATGGATCCTAATCAGGTTCTACCTTTCTTAGAAGCAATGGAACCTACGAAAGTAGAATATAAATTCTTAGACAGAGAAAGCAAGTTTGAAGAAATATACTCAAGTAAATAATTCAAACGTATACAAATTACTAAATCCCAAGAAGATAAGTATTAACATGAAAGAAGTAGTTTTAGTAACGGGTGGGTTCGACCCACTACACTCTGGACATATAGAGTATTTTAAATCAGCAAAAGAACTCGGTGATGAATTAGTCGTAGGGATAAATTCAGACGAATGGCTTACCCGTAAAAAAGGCAGAGCATTTATGAACTTTGCTGAACGCAAAGCAATCATCGAAGCACTAGAAGTAGTTGACAAGGTTATTGACTTTGATGATAGTGACGATACAGCCAGTTACGCATTATACAAGATACAATCTATGTATCCAATTGGTACTAAGTTTATATTCGCAAATGGCGGAGATAGAGGTAATGCTACAACACCCGAATACAAACAATACGCAGAAATGCCATGGGTCAGATTTGAATTTGGTGTAGGTGGTACAAACAAACGTAACTCTAGTAGTTGGATACTTGATGATTGGAAAACACAGAGAACACATAGAACATGGGGCTACTGGCGAGTACTTGATGATAAGCAACCTAAGGTTGGGCAAAAAGTCAAAGAACTAGTTATCAACCCACGCAAGAGTTTATCAAATCAGAAACATAGATATAGAAACGAATATTGGTATGTCTTAGAAGGAGATATCATGATTGAACTAGAATTTGGTAAGAAAAAAGAAGCAATCTATCTGCGTCCACATGACACATTCTTAATACCTAAGGAATGCTGGCATAAAACAACAAATATCGGTGATGAACCAGCACACATAATTGAAGTACAATATGGTGAATTATGTGAAGAAACAGACATACAAAGAAAAAATAATAGCTAAAAACTTGACAAACTATCGAATCGTGTTATAGTATATACATAATCAACAATAGAGAGGTTAATTATGAATATGAAAAAGTTACTTGCTACTACATCAATGGTTGTAGCTATAGGTACAATGTCATTTGCATCACCCAATGTAATGGCTAGTCAACAGATGCTTAATCAGTTAGGCTATCAAGCAGGCCCAACAGATGGGTTAACTGGAAATCTTACAACAACGGCTATAGAAAATTTCTATGCTGATAGTGGCAAAGTATTTGACGGCACAATAGATGCTAATGAGATTACAGATTTGAAACTAGCAGTGTCAGAAATGCCTGCATTAGATTTTGAAACACAAAAAAAGAATGGTATGATTACAACATTTGGTAATTATATTTCTCCTGACAACATGGTATCTCCGGGAACATGGAGAACAAAAAGATACTTTCTACCAGGTGATTTTTACATGAGAGAATATCAAGGAGATAATCAAGAAATCTTCTGGACTATTACTGGTGCATTCGCAAATCTTAATGGCGACAATACTCCTGACTTAGTAATGGGGTTCGAACTACATAATCAATGTAGAGGTAAATTTGAATCAGATGGTAACATTGGTACTTGGAAGTGTGGTGACGAAAAAATGTCAGACATACAACAAAGACTCCCTTTCGCATTGTTTGAAATTGGTAGCATGAGTAGAAAAGATTTAGTAGAACAAATCGTTGTAAATAATCATGTCTCACCAAGGAATAGTATTAGAACTATTACGGCAGACTTCAATGGTGACGGTATTGATGATATCTATTCTCCTAGTGCATATAAAGCCAAAGTCAATGGCAAACATCAGTACGGAGGCGCTGACTTAGTATTTCTTTCTAATGGAAAAGGACAATGGATAGAAACTGCTGAAAAGGGTGTGAAGATAGATAAGAACGGAACATTCCATAACTTTAGTCACGGTGCCACTGCGGCAGATATTGACAACGATGGTGACATTGATGTTATCGTATCAGATGTGCAATGGTCTAGGTCTAAAGGTGGTGGTAATATCTGGTGTCATGTGAATGATGGTAAAGGTATTTTTACTGTAAAGAAATGCGGTGACCAGTGGGCTCATGCTCTTACAACAGGTGATTACAACGGTGATGGACATGTAGACTTAATGGCATCAGGCGGATGGCATCAGAGTCCAGCTTACAAGCACGATAGTTCTTTGCCTCAACAACAAACTGTAATTCTATTTGGTGATAGTTCAGGTTATTTCGGCAAGAAGAAAAGAACTTCTATGGAATCAGCAAATGATATCTTTGGTTCTGGGTTCTTGTTAACTGATGTTATTGGTCCAGTATCATGGGACTTTGATAATGATGGCGATGTAGATATCGCAGGTTCAAATATTGGTCCACTATATGTTGGTGGTACAACAACTATTTGGGCTAATGATGGCAAAGGTAACTTTACTGTCGCAGACCAAACTCCACTTATTCCTTCTCCTGACTTTGTTAAAACAAGAAAAGGATTTAAGAAAGGCATCAACATGGAAACAAATGCATACAACTCATTTTGTACGAGAAATGTTTTGATTGATGTAAACAATGATGGGCTGATGGATATTATGTGCCAAGGATCTCCTCAAGATGTACATAGTGGTTGGTTCTTTGTAAATCAAGGTAACTTAGAGTTTAAGAAAGTATCTCCTTACCAAGCATGGGAGAATGAATGGGTTGACTTTTACAAAAGCGAGTACGGTGGACAGAACAGAAAGTTCACAGGATTCCCAGATGCTGATATGATGGCGCCCGGAGGCTATTGGAAATATAAGTCAGATTTCTAATAATTAACTATTTTTAAACTAAATTAGCCCGGCTCAATGTCGGGCTTTTTTTATAGATAAATAAGTATGTAGTTAATAGAGAATTAAAATATGAAAAGAATTATTAAACTAGACCCAGATATCAATCCAATAACAGTTAAAGATGGCAGAGGTATAATAAGCACATACTATCCTCAAACAACTGATATTAAAGAATGGAGTTATATAGTAACTCTAAAAGGTTCTGTGAGAGGACATCATCTACACAAAGAGTTTGATGAATACATTATGTTTGTAGAAGGAAGCGGTGTGTATACTGAGTTATCAGAAGGAAAAGAATTAGTAACTCCCGTTGCAACAGGAGACTGTATCTTTATTCCTAGACTGACACCTCATACATTCTATCCAACATCAGACTCAAAAGCAATCGCACTCATAACGAAGAAATGGGACGACTGTGATGAGCCTTTGACTAGGGTAGATACTAATGAGTAATTATCCTATGATTATAAATGAACGAACGGACTGTAGAGTTTGTGGTTCTGAGGTTAAAAAGGTTGTAGACTTTGGTTCTATACACATAAATGATTTTCCTTTAGACCCAAATCATACTCCGGGAGAAGCGCCCATGGTTCTGGACCAATGTGTGAATTGTGATTTGGTTCAACTTAGACATACAGTTAATCCAAAAGTATTATATGGTGAACACTATTGGTATGAAAGTGGACTTAACAAGAAACTAAAAGATAACCTATTCGACATTGCAGGATATATAAATGACAACACTACTAAAGGTGATGTTGTATTAGATATCGGTGCAAATGACGGTACACTACTTAGTGCAGTTAACTCAGATAGATATAGGATAGGATGCGAACCAGCACCTAATCTAATTAAGAAGTTAGTAAAGAATTGCGAAGCAACAATTAATGACATGTGGCATTACAAACTGATGCAAGGTAAGAAAGCAAAAGTTATTACTGCTATTGGTATGTTTTATGATATGGATAATCCAAATGATTTCATTTATAGCGTAAATGAGGCGATGACCGATGATGGCATTTTTATTGCTCAGTTAATGACACTTGCTCCTATGCTTAAAATGAAAGACTTAGGCAATGTATGTCATGAACATTTAGAATACTACAGCTATAAAAGTCTTGTAGAATTATATGAAACTAATGGTCTTGAGATTTACAAAGTAGTAGAGAACGATATACAAGGCGGTAGTTATCAACTGTGGGCTAGAAAAAAGAATGAAGGCAGTATTGAACACTACGAAGACTTATCTTCATTGAAAACATTCTTTAATGATGTAGAACGCAACGGTGCGTTATTAAGAACCGTATTGACAGACAACAAGAAAAACGGCGGTAAGAATTATGTTTACGGCGCTAGTACAAAAGGAAATACAATGTTGCAATTTTGGAAACTACATGGGTTGTTTGATGGTGCGGCAGAAATACATCCAGACAAAGTAGGCAGATTCACAGTCGGCACAGGTATACCCATTGTACACGAAGATGATGCAAAGAAAGATGCAGACTTGTTCTTTGTTCCTAACTTTGGGTTTAAAGATATGTTTACAGAAAAAGAAAGTGAATGGATTGAGCAAGGCGGTAGAATGTTATTTGCAATGCCCATAGTACATATTGCAGAAAATAAATCAGATGATTAGAGAATATACTGCCAAAGAAGTGATTGCACAGAACGGGTCAGTCAAGTTATGGGAAGACGCCATATGGATAAATCATAAACACCATACGTACTTTGTTCCTATTTGGAGAAATGCTAGTTCAAGTTTCTTGTTCAATATAGCAGAACAATATGATTATAAACTTGTATCACTGCCAAAAAATGATTCATGGACACTTTCTTATACAGGTTATACATTTATACGATACCCTAGTGAACGATTTTTAGGACAGCTATCAGTAGTATCAAAAATATATAATTGTACAATAGAAGAAAGCATAGAATGGTGGTTAAGCAACAGGGAAGACGATGTTCACATGAAAACTCAGTGTAGTTTTTTAGAAGGGCTTGAAGATGTACCTTTGCATTATATAGATGCAGACAACATAAGACCTATAGGACATAAACATATAGATAATGTATTAGAGACCATTCAAAATACAACACGTTATAATGATATTTCTAAACAGAAAGAAGAATTAAAATTACAATTAAAAAAATATAAAGCACAAATTAAGGAATATTACTTAGAAGATTATAAATTATTCAAGGAGAACATAAAATGAAAATTGCAATAACAGGCGGGGCAGGATATGTTGGTTGTAGATTAAGTGAACAATTACTGAATAACGGACATGAAGTTATTTGTATAGATTGGTTAAAGTATGGGGTACAACCTATATTAAATATCTTAGATAGAAAAGGATTTCATCTACATAAGATGGATATCTGTGATCCAGCAGTTGAGCCTATTCTAAAAAGTGCAGATGCAGTAATACATCTAGCAGGCATTGTAGGATATCCTGCATGTGAACGTGAACCAGACTTAGCATACAGAATTAATGTAGAAGGAACTAATAGAGTTATTGATGCTTCTATTGATAAGCCTTTTGTATATGCAAGTACAGGAAGTGTATACGGTGAGTTAGGCAAGACATGTGACGAAACATGTGAGACTAATCCAATCAGTACATACAGTGTTTACAAACTTGATGGTGAAAAGAAATTAGAAGGAACTGATGCGGTTATACTAAGACCAGCAACTGCATTTGGTGTGAGTAATAGATTAAGACAAGACTTACTTGTTAATGACTTTACTTACAAAGCAATAGCTGAAAAGAAATTGGTCTTATTTGAAAAGCACTTCAAACGTACTTTCTTAAGCATTAACGACTTGGCACGTTCATTCAGATGGGCGTTAGAGAAATACGATATTATGAAAGGCGAGATATGGAATGTCGGTGATGAAACATTAAATCATACTAAGTTAGACATTGCACAAATTATTAAAAGCAAAGTCGATTATGAATTAATTATTAACGATGAATTATCTCACGATAAAGATGGCAGAGACTATTTTGTTGACTATTCAAAAATTAGAAACATCGGATTCACTGCTACCGAAACTCTTGAAGATGGTATTGATAGTTTAGTTAAGTTATATCACGCCGCGTGATTTTTAATAACACTTGCAATCTTCTTTACGTCTTCTTCACGTAAATCAAACTGACCTGGTAAATGTAGGCCTCTACTTGCTAATTCGTCTGCAATTGGTGTAGGGGTTTTCCATTGTTTATGGAAGGGTTGATTACATAGACTATCATATACTGCACGGCATCCTATGCCTTCTTCTCGTAATTCTAATACAAGTTCATCACGTTTGCTTACTAATATTTCAGGATACGTTGGCGTTACAAATTCTAAATCAGTATTAATAAAATCTACCACACCTTTTAGATGTTTACAATACCACTTAAATAAATGTTTCTTATGCTCGACAATAAATGGCAGTTTCTTCATCTGTGGTACACCGAAAGATGCTTGTAAATCTGTAAACTTAAAATTAGAACCCATGACATTATATACTTCTCCAACCTTGACCGTTCTGCCAAAGTTTTTGATTGCTACAATCTCATCACTAATACCTTTATCATTAGTAATGATGCAACCACCTTGTCCTGTAGTAATAATCTTTGGTGCTCCAAAACTGAATACGCCCATGTCACCCATAGTACCACAGTGTATATCGTTTACTGTTCTACTACCTAGTGCTTGTGCAGAGTCTTCAATTACGACTCTACCACTTTCTCTTAAAGATTTGATTTGTTCTTGAACATCTTTTGGGTATCTTCCATTGATTGCTGATACAAATATAACTCTACAATCAGATGGTATCTTATCGAAGTTTATACAGTAGCTAAATGGGTCAACATCAACTATCACTGGTATGCCTCCCATTAGTATTGCGCCGTTACATGTAGCCGCTTGTGTATACGCACTTACGGCAAACTTTTCTCCTGGCTGTATTTTAGCTATCATAGAAGCACACAGGAGACCTGTAGTAGCACTTGTTACCATGTGTGCATACTTGGCGCCAGTATAGTCACATATAAGAGATTCTAACTCTCTAGTTTTGGTATGTTCCATAATCCAACCACCAGAGTTAACATAGTCGTATACGCTTTCTATTTCTTCTTTCCCATACACTGGGTTCATATGACTATTTTTTGTTAGCATTTACAAATTTCTCCATCTTATATTTTACATGCTCATAGAAAACTAAATTGCCCTCAATACTTGGGTGTACCCAGTTAAATAATTGTTTTTCTTCTAATTGTTTCCAACAATCATATTGACCGTGTACATAGTCTACAACATTGGGATGAACAAATTTCGTTATCTTAGGGTCAAAAACTTGTGACATTAACATTGCCATGAGTTTTCCAACCTTTTCATTCAGTGCCCATCTGTATTTATCTATATTATGTTTTTCTATATAGGCATGAATTTCGTCTTCACTTGCGTATGCTTTTATTGTTTGATGTACAAAGTCTGCGCCTAGATTAGGAGACATGCCTTTAATGCCTGCATGTTCACATAATACATTTTGCCAACTAGGTTCTATGACTGTAAGATTTTCATATGGTTCAACATCTACATATGTAATATCTGAATGAGATCCTATAATTCCTATAGGCATGTTTAATTCATTCATTTCTTTTAAATCCATATGTAATAGTTGATGTCTGTACGATAGCCAATCATTACTGCAAAGTAAGTTTTCAATAAATTTATTATACGTGATTGATTTATAAAGTATTGTTTCTTTCTTATATAATGGCCATGTCTGTTGGCCTGTCTCAGGATCAAAATATAATCTAGCTAACGGATCGCACAAGACCCATATTACTGGTCCACTGAATGGTTCAACTCCATACTCTTTTCTCTTTTGCCATTTTTTTATTTCTAGTACACATTTTGTATTACTGTTGCCATGTCTAGGCAACCATGCATGGTTGTGTGTTCCTAGACTATGTTTAAATTCTTTTGCAAACATATCACCTATGTTTATGTTTGGCTCATCACTTTTATCTCCTAATGGAGATGAATAACTTTGTACAGCCCAACTAGGACCAGTATAAACAAAATCATTATCAAAACTTTGTATTGGTATATCTGTTTTTGTTTGAGACTGATAATTATAAGTCATAATACCACTTGTATGTTTTAGCAAATGCTTCTTCCATACTATACTCTGGCTTCCAACCTAATTCCTTTAAGCGAGAATTATCTATCGCTCTATTCTTAATTCCTTCAGGTCTATCCGTATTGAACCAAAGATTACCTTTGTAACCACTGACTTTAATTAATAGTTCAGCTATTTCTCTGATAGAAATTTCATAGCCACTTGCTACGTTGACTGTATCATACTTGTCATTATTTAATATTATATCCATGGCCGCAACTGCGTCTTCAATGTAAAGTATATCTCTACTTTGATTTCCAGAACCCCATATCTCAATACTGTCTGCATTGCTTTTACATGCGTCTACAAACTTTTGCATCAACGCACCTATTACGTGTGCATGTTCTCCTGTCCTATCATGCGGTCCGAACATATTTGTGTTTATTGCTGTACGCCAATTAGTATTGTACTTTTCATTACTTGCTCTACATTGATACATACCCATGAGTTTAGGTAATGCAGTAGGAAAGTATGTAGCGAAAGGTTCGCCTTGTAGTAACTGAGTTTCATTATAGGGTTGTTCGCCAATCTCTGGATAACTACATGTGCTTCCTTGTAGTAGTACTCTGTCTGTTCTTGCGAAACGACATGCTTCAAATAAGTTATTTTGAATTGTTAAGTTCTTAATCATTAATTCAAAACTCTTGTCTAAGTCTTCTTGCAGGCCACCAACAGTAGCCGCATTTATAATTACGTGTGTGGGCTTTCGCATTTGTATATCTTGTTTAGTAGATATGCGTGAACTATAATTTGCAGTCTGGGTGTTACCTCCATCTGCATCAGTTATAAGTTTCTTATACCAAGTACCGACAAGTCCTCTGTCTCCTGCTATATAATATTTCATACTATATATCCCTGCACGAAATTCATCATAACTGCGGTACCAGTGATAGCACTACCTATCATAATCGCTCTATCTCCCCATGCCATACCTACTGCTACCCATCCTATGCTACTAATAATATATGCAACTTGTCCCCAAAATATTAGTCCCGCACTCATTAGAAATACACCAGACACTGCCAATGCCATGGCCGCCCATTTGATATACCAGTCAACTGTTCCGACTGGCGTAGTAGGAGTTAAGTCTTCTACTTCTGTCTGTAGTTCTGCTAATTCTTTTTTTAATCTTTTCTTTTCTGCACCTAGTTCCATAGCAAGTTTTCCTGCCTTGGTCATCTGGCTATGCTCAAATTGATTTGTTATTTCTTCTTTAATCTCGTCCATCTGTTATCTCCTTTTGTACAATAAAATAATCATTAACAGATGCGTTGGGAGAATGTGCAGTTGACTTTGGTGCCTCATGTCCTCTATGAGGATTTTGCCAATGCATCAGTAAATTCTTTTCTTCCACAAAGCCTTCGAAATCTGTGTAAGCCCATGGGTAAGGTTGAACTACTGCTATGCCTCCCATGTTAAGGAATTTCTTAATGCATTCTATAAATGACATGATATCGTGGCTTTCATACGGTGCAAAGAAAGTATTTGGGCTATCGTTCTTATCACGTATTTCCCAAGACTGTGACAGATTTCCATCATGTAGTCTAATTATTTTATCAGTTTTCCAAAATATATTTGACATGTTAATTAATATTATATCATATTTCTCGTTAGGATTAAAGTCTTTTCCGTAACAATTATTAATATTATTCAACAAATCAAAGTCTCTACATGGATAAATGTGTACATCTGCTGGAGGTTTAATATCCAACGTCTTCCAAATCTCTTTAAGTTCATCTATCGAATCACCTGCTTCTTTATATGAATTGGTCGAATGTACATTGGTATAACCTTGGCTTTTTAGAAAGTGTGGCATAAAACCAAAGTGAGTGCCCACATCAAGTATCTTAATATCTTTTGGTGCATAGTTAAGTCCGATGTTATCAAGTATCATAGAATGGTTAGCCCAATAACCCGGAACTAACGAGCCTTTGAAATACTCTCTATGAGATACAGAATTTTTTGTTATCTTTTTGAATTCTTTTTTATATACATCAGTAAAAGTATCAATGTACTTTCCGAATTCAACCCCAATTCTGGATATATTGTGTGGTTTTCTAAAACGCCAAGAACCCCACTCATTATACATATGCCAATCCCATTCGTAATTCTCATCGCAATATTTCATTTGCTTTTTAGTCAACTTAGCAGGAGTCTTTACTTCAACTGTCTCTAACAACTCGCAAATGCGTCTGGCAATATCACGCTGTCCAAAATCTTCAATCCAATCTAATGTTCTTTTATAATTACCAGTACCACTCATATTATCTATATCAATTACACATTTGCAATTTAATTCATAATGATATGCAGATTGTGATAGTAATTTGACTTCTTCTAGTTTCTTACCTGTTTTTTTCAAATATGCAGATAGTCTCTTGTCAGGTCTTCTGGTAAATATAATTGCTGGAATATTAGAGATATCTGGCAACTCATCCCTTCTACGCAATCTATATCCCAAATTAGGTGCAATGATTTCTTCTATCTCATTTTCTAAGCATCCTGATATTGGTTGAATTAGTGTATTAGTATTTTCATTATACCAAACATATCCTCTCATACGTGAGTCATCATCAAACACATTTCGTCCGTGTGCATCTGTTGGATCAATTTGTATTTGCGGAACATAATCTCCTACACTAATACTTTGAAATGCATCGTTGTATACTCTAGGAGCATATTGATTTTTATAATGATGATAATTAAAATCTAACACCTCTTGCATTTTCTTAGAATATGTAAACTCTGTCTTACCGCGAATTATCTGTACATTGTCAACAATGCCTTTAACTACATTTGAGATTTCTTCTATTCGTTCATTGTAAGGCAACTCATCATATTTCTCGTCCCAAAAAGTATCAAATGTTTTGAACCCAAGATTTTTTAGTTGTGCAAGATATCCTTTATCTCCTACTATAATAAATGGCTGGTGCGATATTATCGCCTGTGAAATTTTTTCACTTAATGAAACAAACTCATCACTAGCAGTAAACTCTGTAATTACTTCTACATATGTCCTTCTTCTGTATATTTCTAGTTCTTCTATTCTATTAAGGTTCGATCCTGATAACCAATCGTCTCTTCCGGTTTCTATACTATATGGTAATTTATTACCTAAATATCTATTAACTATTTCTTCATGTATGTCTTTTGTACTATTACAATTTTTGATAGCCGCAACGTCTCCTAGATATAACGGATTATTTTTATCTCCATCAAATTCTTCACCTAGTAAACTAAAGTAGGAATTTTTATGCAAGTTGCAATCTTTCTCAATAAACTTGGCAAGGACATCAAGACGATGAGGTCTAATTCTTTTATTAAGAAACAGTAAATGTTTCTTTGATATATCTTTATAATGTGATGTATCTGTTTTTATTTTTCCCTTTTCATAATCAGCAAACCTCAAAGTACTTGTGGAAACTGTAATACATTGAACTGTGCCATCTTTTATTAGCTTTGCAGAGTTTTCAAACATAGTCCAATACTTAACATTTTTGTGATTCTTTTTATTAGAATAAAATTTATCTATTTTATAATAATAGTCCAGTGGTATAAATTCTGCACCCATATCAAATACAATACAAGCAATCCCATCTTCTAAATCTTTCGTTATAGATTTGTCTTTGATAACATCTTCAATTAGATTATCTGTGTGCGTAAGATAGTTGCCATGCTCCTCTGCCCACATACATGCAATCCATGGAGAAATAAAATAATACTTTTCAAATCTTACGTCAGGGTGTAACTCATCAACAAAGTTTTGATATAGGTCATAGTGTTGTGGCTCTGTGTGTATCTGTTGAATTCTATCAGAACGGACAGTTGTCCACTTATTGTAAAACATTCTATGCATAGCTTTCTTTCTTCTTAATACTTTTCATGGTTGCATTGAATTCTTGATTAGTATCTTTACCACAAAAGATTGAACACGTTCTCAATCTTTTATTATTGATATTATTATCTTTCCAATTATCAGGCCAGTGCGTTTGAAACATTGGACCATTAATTATGTCTTCTAGTTTAGTATGTTCTAAACTTATTCTTTCCTTACCAAAGTCATCTATAAATTTTTGTAACTGCACAGTTTCCTCATCTGGGAATGCATATAGTTTACTAGCAGTCATACAACATGGGAAAACTAATCCTTCACTAGACACGAAAATACTTTTAGGCTTGATAACCATACAATCTATTCTTGTATTTCCTAACTTCTTTTCGTGTTCAGTTAGTGGTCTGTTTTCATCTAATTCATATTTGTGTGTATACTCACCCGATGGGTTTGTTTTAGCAAATCGAATTGTTTGTAAAATCTTTTCTGGACTGTCTGTGTCTTCGCCGTCGATTCGTTTAAATGATGATTGTTTAATATATTTATTAATGATTTCATTAGAGTTACCATCAGATGGAGGATGCAATTCATAGTCCTTTGTTCCGCTTTCATTAAATACTGCCAAAGATGATTGTGCATTTCCTTCGACCACACTGTCAACAAATCCCAATGCTTTCTTTGAAAAGAAATCTTGTATGCCTATTTTTTTTGCTAATATCTTTGCCTCTTCTATTTGATGCTGATTATGTTTGAATACTAAGAATTCCCATCTAGCATGGCCACCACCAGCGATATAGTTTTCCATAGCAGTCATAATTTTATTCCAATGAGTTCCTCTACGATATATCCAATTTGTATCCTCAAGTCCATCAACACTAAATGTCATGTGTCCATTAGTTCCGATTATCTGTCCTAATTCGTACCAGAAGGTTGCGTTACGACCACTAGCATTTGAATTCATTGTAATTCTAATATTAGGATTTATAGATTTTGTATACTTTAGAATATCAATTAGTTCTGGATTAGTCATAGCGTCACCGTAGTTACCACACAAAGACATGCCATATAACTGTGTTAAGAATTTTACACTAAAATACTTCTTAAATTGTTCTAATGAAATATAAGTCTCTTTGTATCTTGGGTTCTTTTTCCCACCCTGTTCTCTGCGGTTGCATACAGGACAGAGAGCATTGCACAGGCTACTACTTTCAAAATCTAAATGAAGTATTTCATCATGCTTATACATTGTATTCTCCGCTTCTCTGTACACTTTTTTTCGTGCTAAGAATTTCAGTGTTTACATTTGATCCACAAAATTTACTACATGTCAATAGCTTTCCTAATTCGGTTGTAGACTTAAGCCAACTTTTATTGTATCCAATTTGAAATAGTTCACTATCTGTAATGCTTTTTACTGTATTGCCTTTTGATAGGTCTATTGTTTCTTCACCATATTCTTTTATAAAATTTCTCAGTTGCAACGTTTCAAATACCCCTACTCCATAATATTTACTTGCTGTAAAACAACAAGGGAATACTAATCCAGTTGACGCAACGAATATACTTCTTAGGTCTTTGCCAGACCAACGTATTGCTGTACAGTTGATTTTACAATTATCATATCCTTCTAGTTCTTTTGGGTCTTCATCGATAACAGGAGTACGAGTATGGTCAAACATAAATGATAATGTTTTTTTAGTAATTACTGCCGGAGATGCACCGTGTTTTCTAACAATTTGTTTTTTCTTTACTTTTTCATTTCTCCATTCATCGTCTGGTGCCTGCATATAATAGTCAAGTGTGCCATCATGTTTAAGAGATTTCATTTCTAAACCATGTTTGTCAGAAAATCCCATAGCTTTTTTGGCATGAAAACTTGTAAAGCCCAAACTCTCAGAAAGTAATCTTGCTTCTTGTATCTGGTGTTGATTGTGTTTGAATACTAAGAATTCCCATACTGCATGTGATTTGTTCTCCGCAGTAAACCATTCCATAGCATTCATTATTTTTTTCCAGTTTGTACCTTTTCTGTATATATGGTTTGTATCTTCTAATCCGTCAACACTGAAAACAACATTTCCTGATTTTCCTATAACATCTGCTAAGTCTGTCCAAAACTGTTTATCTCTGCCGCTGGCGTTTGTATTCATATGAAAAGTAATATCCGGATTTAATTCTTTTGTATATCTCATTATTGGAATTAACTCTGGATTGGTCATTGGATCGCCGTAGTTGCCACACAAAGTTATCGACTCTAACTGTTTTATTAGGTCAGCATCAAACCACTCTTTGTATTCTTTTAAACTAATAAATCTTTCAATCATTGTTGGGTTCTTTGGTCCACCGTTCACACGCCGATTGCATATAGAACATTCTGCATTACACAGACTGCTTACTTCTAAATGTATATTTTTTATTAAATCATATCTATACATTAAAAATGTCCTTCAAACTCCGGTAAGAAGTCTAGTATATTCTGTTCTCTAATCTCATCAAGATTTCTAGTATACTCTTTTGCTTTTTCCCATTTGGCTGGGTTGTCTGGTCCTCCAAACATTTTCTTAAATTCTTGCATTTTCCAATCATCAAATACATTAGAAAACTTATTATGTATCGCATCACGCATTGCTTTGGGCAATACTGCTGGAGATAATATATCAGGATCATATACATAATTATGATGAACCCATACCCCATGTTCTCTATGGAAGAAGTTATAAAAATCACCTAGAGTGCTATAGTTCATCCATGATACAGTCTGTGTTACATCAATCTCAAAGCCTTCTTTCTTTAATCTTAAGAAGTTCTTTTCAACATCATTCCATTTTGTAGGGTATCTTATATAATGATTTCTATCACCCAAATCATCTATACTGCAACTTACTTTTACATGGTCAAACTTTTTCCACAAGTCTATGACTTTATCATTCATGTTTGTCATGTTTATGTTATACCACAGTTTAATGTCAGTCTTGCCTAACTCTACTAGTCTTTCTAAAAATCTAAAATGTTCTTTAATAAGTGTTGGTTCACCACCATTGATGTAGAATGTCTTTACGTTATCACAATGTTGTAACAAGTCATCCCAAAATCCTTCACGTTCAGGCCATCTGAATCCTTCCATTGTATCATATGTAGTAAGAGTAAATGTCGTTTTCTTTTGTAATTTATCATAATCATTTCGCCATTTGCTACTAGAAGCAGGATTACAAGTACGACACGCAACATTGCAAACATTACCTAATCTTAACTCAACGAACTCAAGCTGAACGTCTTTCATTGAGCCGTCGCTCTCAGTGGCGTCCCTAGCAACTCCCACAGTATACTCAGGATAGTTCTTTATTTCTTCTAATCTTTTAGAAGCCATACCTTTAGCTTCTTCTGAATAACAACGCATACATGCTTTAGGTTTTTTGCCATCTAGTACTTCTAATCTTGCTTTCCTATAGCTTTCGCTATTCATAGTATCGAATACAGTGTCACGATTAAGATTATAAAATCTATCACCATCACGTGAACTACTCAATGAATTACGATGGTCTGCAACACAACAATGTGTCACGCCTCCATGCGGATGCGTAGCAAGATGTTGAAATAATAATGGGCAAAAAGTTTCACTCATAATATCTATCCTAATTGTTTAATATTTGTCATGCTAATTCCACATTTAATATACTTGTAGCTTTCATCATTTCAGATGTAATTTCTTCTCTTGTTTTACCTTGCATATTTAATTTACCTAAACATACTCTTCCATTAGTAAATTCGGGTGCAGTAAAATCATAGTACTTCTCTAGGTTATTATTTTTAATCCAGTCATCAATACCTAACCACCCTGTTTGTGTTCCATCTAAAAAATTATGAAACTGAAATGAGAAACAGGTGTGTACTGTATTTTGCTGAGCCAGTCCTTTATTTTTTACTAATGCAGTATCATTTGTTGACCTACATGCATCTAAATCTTTTCCAACTCTAAAATAGTCTAGCATTAAATCCCCATACCACGCTTCGCATGTAAACTTCTTATAGTCTTCTGCATCTAGTGGTACTGTCAATTCAGAAGCCATAGCGCCGCGTCTAGGAGCTAGTCTGCATGTTCCAAAAAATTCATCCCAATCTTGGTATTTCCAATCTTCCATTGAGTGAACTAATTGGTTAATTTCTTCTAGGTATTTGTATATATCGCCGGCGGTGTAATCTTCCCTTTTAGTTATTACAGGATCATTAGACACATCTTCAAAATATAAATGTAATGCATTTAGTTTGTCTATTTCTATGTCTGTAGAATCTGTTTTTAATTTTAATGAAGGGTCCGCCGCTGGTATCCCTTCTATCTCTGCAATCTTTTTAACTACAAAATTCATACGCTTCTTCATAAGCATAAACTGTTCAGGAGACACTGATGGGTAAAAATTATAATTAATCTTTACACCATTTTCTTCAATTCTGTATGTCTCTTGCATCAACGATATAAACTTAGATGTGGTCGAACAGTTAGACATCAAATCCCATTCAAGCACAAACGTATCATCAATATCCGGATCCGGAATACGTGCATTGTGTTCACCTCTTAACGGCAACTCTGCATAGTTTTTAGAAAATGTAATTCTAAGTTTTGTCATGTCATTTTTCTTTCTTTTGTCTGGTCCACCAATCATATAGTTCGGGATCTGCTTTGTATATATCTTCTAGTCTGTGTTGTTCTTGTCTAATTCTATCAAGTTGTTCTTGATAATTTCTGCCATTAAAAAATTGTTCTTCATGGGTATCAGGCCATTGTTCTTCAAATGTTTCTCTATCCTTCATGCCCTTTAATGTATTTACTAATGTTAATTGCTTGTGTGTTGCTTTTGGTTCTATGTACGCAAGTAACTCATCTAAATGTCTATGTAGTATATGCTTAGGCCATGCAAAAGGACTAAACACGATATCAGCATGAAAGGCAAACATAATCTTTGTTTCTATTCTTACATCTAATTCCAAACTCAAATCAAATAAATCTTTGATACTAAACATACCCGGACCAGTAATAGTCAAGTCAAATAACATCTTGTCCTTACCACCTGGTGCCGCTAGTCCTTTCTTAAAGTTAGCTAACCACTCGTCCCATACAATACCTTTACGAATGAACTCTACGATATCACCTGTACCATCGATACTTGCACACATTAACCAGTCTTTAAACTGAGGTAGATAATCAAACAACTCCATACCTTTAAATGTTGTACGAGATAAATTAGAGTTATATCTTAAGTGGCAATTCTTTGCAGAACCATTAGCGACCATTTCTTTTAATGCCCACCAATGTATATCATACATAAGTGGCTCGCCGCCTACCCAATATATTTCTTCTACGATGCCATCACTAATTGCTTTCTTAAATTCTGGTTCAACGACTGTACGCTGAAACTTAACCATCTTTTGTTTTACTGTAGGTTGCATAAATGGTTGATGCTCAATCGACCACATGTCATGTTTTTTCTTTTCTGCTTCCCACGAACTTGATAACTGTTCACCACACATGCGACATTTAAAGTTACACAAGTTAGAGTAACGATAGTCAAATGATATAGCAGGCATTGTTGTATGCCCGTCATCGTCTGTCTTATCAAATGCTTCTTGTATCTTGTCTCTGAATAGTACACCAGTAAACCATTTACGATAAGATGATAAACTTAGAATGTCATCATTGCAAACATCACATTGTGGAATACGTTCTCCTGCCATTAGTTTCTTTCTAATGTCTTTCATATAAGGAGAGTTCCAGTGTTCTTCTAGTGATACTGGATTAAAATCATCAGCATCAGTTTTAGAATCAGTTACTTTACCATAGCGTTCATCATTTGATGCATCGATGTATTGCTTTTGAAATGAATGTTCTTCACGTGACGCACAGCATAGTCTACGTTCACCTTGTGGAGATATGTATGTATGCGACCATGGAGCCATGCAGAAAGTTTTGTTCTTACTTTCTTCTGCACAACTTCCGTCACTTTTCCAAATTGGTATAGTTTTCATTCATTTACTCCGCAAAATATTGAACAGGCTTTCAATCTTTTATTTCTTATATCATAGTCATTGAAACTTTCAATCCAACTGGTTGAAAACATTTCACCATTTATAATATTCTCAAGTGAATTATGTTTTAATGATATTTTATCTATGCCGTCTTTTTCTAAAAATTCTTTTATTGGTTGTGAGATATCGCCGCCGTCTCCGGGATAGAATGCACCTATCCAACAGCATGGAACAACTATACCGTTGTGGTCTACGAACACACTGTTTGATTCAGATGCTTGGCAATTTATTTTTAATTCGCTAAGTTTTCTATCAGTGAGACTTAATTCATTCGGCTTGGTATAATTTTTAAAACTCCAATGTAATGTCTTTGTAGTACTCTCTACATTTTCTAATTGTTTTTTTATATCTTCTACAAATCCTGTAGAAGTTTTTTTCTTACCTGATAACCAATTCTTACCTAAATTCTGTGTATCTCTTTTTGGGTCTCTGTTTGTTCCTTGTAAATCTTCATCTGGTGCCATAATAGTATATTCGAATTTGCCATCACTACGATATACATTCATTGCATTATCATCGCCATCATAAAATCCAAATGCTTTCTTTTGATAAAAGCTAGTTATTCCTATCTTTTTTGATAGTTCTCTTGCTTCTTCTATTTGATGTTGATTATGTTTGAACACTAAAAAATCCCAAGACGAATCTGCACCAGTTGAAACATATGCCTTCATTGAAGATATAATTTTATCCCAGTGAGTTCCTCGTCTATATATCCAATTTGTATCTTCTAATCCATCGACACTAAAAGTAACTTGTCCCCTACCTTTAAATAGTTCACCTAGTTCACGCCAGAAGTTATCGTCTCTGCCACTGCCATTTGTGTTCATAGTAAATTTGATATCTGGATTAACTGATATGATATACTTGACTATATCTATAAGTTCTGGATTAGTCATAGCATCGCCAAAGTTTCCGCACATTCCGATTATCTTTACTTGCTTAAGTAAATCAATTGGAAACCAATCTTTTATATTTTGCAGTGTTAAATATGTTTCTACAAATGTTGGGTTCTTTTCGCCACCTTGTTCTCTACGACTACACATAATACATCTAGCGTTACACAAACTGCTTACTTCTAGTTGAAGGTCATATATTGTATTGTAACTAATCAAAGGAATACACTCCAGTCTGTTTATCATACTGACACTTCCATATTCTCGATTCCTTGATACTTCTCTCTACTTCTTCGTAATTAGTGATGATATGTTTTTTATCTTCTTTACTGAGTTGCTTAATCAACCCATGTGGGTCATTATCAAGGTCGATGATATTTTCTAAATCTTCATATGGATAAAAATGACAATCGTACTTGTCCATCATTTCTATTACAGACCGAGAATACACTTGGTATGCTAAATCATATGAATCAATACATGCCGATATTTGTTCGGGTGTAAAAGTTATTTTATCGTATTTTGCTTTTTTACGTTTACCTATAACCCAGTTGCCTGTTTCTTCTGCAATAAGGAAGCTACATATTGTATCTATTATATCATGTCTGAATGTGAAATGTAAATCAGTAACCCCTAGGCTTTTAAAGAAATGATGTACTTTATCAAAATTAAAATACCATATAACTTCTGGATTTACTTTTTCGTTTAACTTGGTCATAGAATCGATATGTCCGCACATAATGTTCCATTTCATACACCATTCTATTCCTGGATATTTGTTATTGATTTCTGAAATCATATCAAAATACCAGTCATATTCACAATCATGAATTTCAGTTGACGGCAATCCGTGTGCATTAAAGTCAAATGCAGGAGTGCATAAGTTAGCCGCTACATGATTGCCAACTACCGTACTTCCACTTCTTGCATTGAACATTATCATATGCCGTTTCATTCAACTTTGACTCCTCCTAGTGCATCATTTTCAGTGTCCCAACCACCAACTTTTTCGTGAGCATCGTCACCTCCTTCATAGTCTTTTGTAGTGGCTGGGTCACCTGCTCTGTCGCTATTTTTAAATACTAATTCTTTATTCAAAATCTGTTCTCTACTTGGTGCTTCTGCTTCTAAAGTTTCGTACCAATCTGCAATAGGTCCTTTGAATGTTTCCCTGAAATTATGTCCTCTTCGCACATCAAACTGAGAAAAGAATGCTTTAAAATCATTATATAGCTTCGGAGTTTCTGCTGTATTCTTATGTGGTGTTTTAACAATATCAAGATAGTCAATCAATCTTTGTATACTTGCTTTTTCACCTTCTGATAATTTTTCTTGTGGTCTTTCTGTGTTGAACCATGCTTCTAGTTTGTCTTTATAAAATGTCTTTACATCCTCAGGAAGTATTGCCGCACTTTGAAAAGAAGGGAAACGCAAAATGTTTAGCGTCATAGTAGGAGCACGTTGTCCATATTCTTCACGTAGGTCTAACATTTCATCCATAAAATTTGTGATAGTAACAAGACACAGTGAATTAATAGTCATCATCATATGTAGTTTTGCTACGTTTGATTCTTTTAATACACGATGTATATTATTCTTCCATAAGTCATAATCTAATCCATCACGTATATATTCTGCTTGGTCTTTGGTTGCTTCCATTGAAGTGTATATCTCAAAGTTGGGGACATGCCAAGACTTTTCAATTAATCTGTCTAATACTTTTGGTTTCTCCGGAGACAAGTTAGAGTTGATAGCAAAACGCATATTACGTCCTCTATCTGGATTCTGTTCAAACCAATCAAACAATTTCCATGTACCTCTATGCATGATGGGTTCACCACCAGTGATACGAATTTCTTCTAAACAATCTGCTAAGTCACTCTCCCACCATTTATGAAATGCTTGTATGTATGGGTTGTCTTCTTCTTTCTTTGTCTTGGGAGCCGCCCAAGGTGCAGTATCAACAAAGTGTCCTCTGCCATCAGATTGTATATTTTGATATCCACCATATGTATTGATATCTTTAACCCATGCGGTACTGAAAGCAGGATTACAATATGAACATTTTAGATTACACGCTCTATCAAATGAGATTTCAAGTGTACGCAAGTTTACGTTATCATCCCATGGCATTTCCATACTCTTGTCAATATCTTCGTCTTTAAAGATTTCAGTTTTGAATACACGGTCAGATATATGATCCTTGCCCATGTCTTCAACTTTCCAACAGTATTCACATTCAGCAGGTCTTTTGCCTTCTTGCATATGTTTACGCATAAGTTTCTTATGCTTTGTATTATGAATTGCTGAAGGATTATCTTTAATTTCTTCAAGTGGGATCCAATGCCCTGGTGGGTGATGACAACTTGCAGTCTGCCCATGTCCTAACCAGATAGTAGCGTTATACCATTTAGAAGCACAGTAGCTTTCGCTCTTGCTATCAATCATACGCTCTTTGTATTGATGAAGGGTTTCTCCCTCCCAATGTTTACGACCCATATTTTTCCTCGGCTTCTTCTTTTGCTTCATTCCAAAACGCTGTCATTTCTGGAAAGGTTTCTAAAAAGTTTAATCCTCTACGTCTGTCATACTCTGTAAAGTATTCATAAAAACGAATTAAGTTATTACTTAATTCATCATCACTCATATTTAGTCCTTCTTTGGCCCATGCTAAATCTCGTTCAAGTTTTAATACTTCATAGTTCTTAAAGCCTGTATACTTGCGACCATATAAATCATTCGGTAGTACATTTTCTTTCATAAAGTCAATGTTAGATTGAATTACATCCAGCATTTCTTGGTCTGCTAATTGAATAGTCATCCAATCAGGATAACGCAGATAGGGAATGTCAAACCATACACGCTGGCGTTTTTTACGTACAAACTCTGGGTGCTTAAACCCATCATGGTCTGGTGGTTGAATAATTTTATCTTCTTGGTTCTCATATCCAAATTCTTCACGTAAATCTAATATCATTTGCAAAAACCCACGTAAATTTGGGATGCTCAATAATTGAAATGTATTGATGAATGAAATTTCTGTTCCATCTGTTTCACTTAAGACTCTACGACAATTTTGATATAGTGTATCAAAGTCTAATCCGTCACGCATATATTCTGCTTGAGGTCCTACACCATCTACGCTCACATATAAACTAAAGTGTTTACATGCTGGTGCAACATACCAGTGATTGCCACTATCAGGATTAAAACGTTCTGGGTCTTCCCATACACGAATTTTTTCTAATGCTTGTATTTTTTCAATAAACTTATCCATCAACTTAGGACTTGGTGGACACATATTCGATGTAATACTTAGGTCAAGAAAAGGATTAGGGTTTTCATTAACATAGTCAAATACTTTGAATGTATTATTATCCATAAGAGGCTCTCCGCCTGTCATACGAAATACTTTCAAATCTCTGTATATCTGTGGAAACCATTCCCAAAATGCTTCAATATAAGGATTGTCCTTACGTGCTACTTCTAATGGCATGAGACCTGTTTTACGCAGGTAATCGATATCATTATGACCAGTTCCATTTGAAAAACGAAAGCCGCCATGTTCTTTGATATCATCTTCCCATGCTGTACTTAGATGAGGCGAACAATAACTACACTTGAAATTACAAGCCTGATTAAAGTTCACCTCAACATATCTAGGAGTAATGTTGTGGTCAAAGTCATTGTTTACGACTTCGTCCCATGCATCTTTAACCCACCACTCACTTGAACGATAATGTCTGTCACTAAGTCTTCCGCCTTGTGGGGCGTCAGGTGCATCTTCTACATTCCAGCAATACTGACAACCTTCAGGACGGGTGCCGCATTTCATTTGCTTTCTTTCTTCTAATTTGAATGTAGTGTTGTGTAATGCATTAACATCTTTCTTAAGTTCTTCTAACGGAATAGGGTGTGTAGGTGGATGATAGCAACTGTGTGTGCGACCTTGGGGCAGATGCAAACTAACTTGCAACCACTTAGCCATACACATAGACGGTGAAAGAGAATTTAATTTTTCTTTCGTTATCTGTGCATCATCATCATAATTTGACATTATATATTATTTGTCCCAGCCAGTTTGTTTTTCTGTTGCTAATGGATTCATTACTCTTGGTGGATTAGTATATACTCGTTTGAAAAATGAGGCTACTTCTGGTGTTGGATCACAAAGTTCCATACCAATTTTATCTACTAGAATATCACCTATTACTAAGCATTCATCAAATAATTTTTCATAGTCCCATTCTAATTTTGTCTTTTCGCATTTCATATCTCCGCCTTCAAACTTAGGGAATACAGTATTATCAAAGTACTCTTTAAACCAATCATAACTAGAAATATTTTCTAAAACAAAATCAGGGTTAAGATTTGTATCGTAACATCCTAGTCTTGCACCATAACATGCCCATAGTCCGTTCTCTACATTTGCACCAATATTCATCCATGTAATTAGACGTTCATAGTTCTTAGGCCAGATACGCTTCTTAAAGTCTTCTACTGGTACTTTCTTTCCCTCATCAAGTGACATTTTAGAACCTTCACGGTAACCTGCACGAAAGGCTTGAAATGGAGACCCTGCATTATGTACTGTAGAATAAATGTTATTCATCTGAATATAATTTAAGTCCCAACAAAAATCTACTTTCTTTGTTTCATCTACTGCATTTTCATGGGTTTTCATATCTAATACAAGCTGTACTGGCCAGCATTTGATACCACCATTGCCGTATACTAGACCGTTAACAACGTTCTTCGCTGACCATGAGATAACAGAGTTTGCCAAATCAGTATCTTCTGGAAATGTTAATTCCATATCAAAGAATTTTTCATCTACGATATTATCACCATCAATAGTAATAAATCTTTCTGTATCACTTTGTCTTGCACATTCTTTATGTGCATTGTCGAATCCTTTTACGCCGTCTACTCGCTTTGCAAATGGAAATTTACTTATAATATCTGCCCAATGTTCTTCTTTATTAGGCTCATCGTAACTTAGATAGAATACATCTAACTCGCCGATTTCTAGTTTGCTCATCATGTTCTCCTGAATGAATATGTTTCCAGATATTTCTGGGTATATAAACTTATATTGTATTTATTATATTCGAATTTAACTCTAGTCTCAGAACTCAATAGTTTTGCGAACGGAATAGAGATAGTTTGTATAATAAAATCTGGTCTATTTTCATATGTTATGAAAAATGGGTGATGAGTTTTTCCTGCCAACGTGACATTTTGATGTTCGTCAACGTTTGCATTCTTCACTAATTCTTTGCTAGGAGTAAAACATAATTCGGTTCCGTCCCATGTTACAGATATTTCACAATACTTCTCATTATTCAATTTGTACAGTTGAGAATCTTTATTGCGTTGTTTGATATCTACTTTGGATTTTATAATCTCATAAACAAATATATCATCTGTTTTGACTACTTTGTAATCAGAGAACTTATAATTTCCCATAAGAAATGGTTTTATAGATTCCATAGAGAACCAAGCACATTTTAGTACATCATCTTCTATACTCATAGATGTTATACTAACAATGTCACCATGCTCATTGAAGTTAACCGCTCTTGCATCTTTAGTCTCATGTGTGAACCCGGTGCTTAATATTTTCATATATCTAGTGCCTTTTCATACATATTAATTTTTTCTTCTGTAAGCCATTTCTTTTCAACATAGTGAAAAGGAAGTGACTGTTCATAATTTGCTACACGAATTTTTAAATCACTTGATAAACTGCTTGGGATACTTTCTGTCCAAACACCTGATATCTTGTTATTAGGAATGTTTTGAATATAGCTTTTCATGTGCGTAAACGTAGGCACATCTTTGATATCATTGTCTATTACTTCTTCTTCTAAATCTAATAAACGAATAGCAAGAGCATAGGCTAAGTCTGCACTCATCCAATCTTGTCCAGTACCTTTAAGAAATTTATCATAGTATACGTTCCAATGAACCATAATCAATTCAATCATTTTAAACAATTCAAAAGTTGTATCTGATTCTTTAAAATAAGTCATGTTGCTATACACATTAGGTAAACCTAATTGTGTAAATTTTTTACGATAGTAGTCATCAACTACTTGTTCGTTTCTAAATGTTTTGACATGTGTACATGCCCATACATCTTTTTTAGATAGATGATCCCACCAATGGTCTACTGGGTGTGTAAACAACACATCAGTATCTAAAATAATAGTTTCTTTGAACGGTGTCATGTGTGGATACTTCCATTTATTATGGATCTTCCATTCATCTGCGCCAGCATCATCGTTCCAAGGGATATCTACTATATGGTCAAACACTTCTTTGTGTTTACCAGTTATTTGTGTTTTTGTTGAAGCATCTACGCATACACAGATTGCATTCTCTTGTTGTGTAGCTTTAAGCGACAACGCTAAAGCATAAGCCTGATTAAGATAATCATACTTACTATTCTGTGCTATACAAATATATCCTCTACTCATAGCGTATCTCCTTGCGCCAATAACACATCTATATTGCGTTGTATCGCAGACTTGTTCATAATATGTATATCTGTGTTAGTAAATCTAGCCAATATATGCTCAGTTGTTTTTTCAGGTTTGGCACAATACATTATAATATCATTTGCACTGTTTACTCTAAAAATATCATCTAAATCAAAACTGTTGTTTAGATAATCAATAGGCAATGAAGGCGTTTGGCATGCTACTTGTCCATTTAAAATATGAACAGCCATTGAGAACGCAAAATCATTTCTAAACAGTGTACCTGAACAATTATACAAATAGTAATAGTACTTATAGTTTTCTTTTATATGACTAACTAAAGTGAATAAGTTTTCAGTGTATTCAGATTTTCTAAAGTAGAAGACTGTTGCCCAATACATAGGTATAGAGAAATCATCAATATAGGAAACGTTGCCGCCATGTCTACCAGCTACGTCCCTATATTGACAATTAATCATGAAGTCGTTTTCACTACCCCATACTTGGTCAAGAGTGCTACTCATTACAAAGTAATCACAATCGATTACCAAACTTTCTTCATAAGGTGATAGGTCATATATGTCACTACGTGACATATTAACGAAAGGTGCATACTGCGATTGCTGTGCAGTATCTTTAAATAACCTTATATTACTATCTTGTGTTGATGCGGAAATAATAGTTCTATCAAAATATTTGTTTACTAGTTCTTCGTTATCTAACAATGATTCATTGTTTGTAACTAGGGCGATTTCGTCAAACCCCGATAGATTTTTTCTTACATATCCTGCACATGTACATGCAATTTTTATGTAATCTAGTAAACCATTATTTGTCGCAAAGATTATAATGCCTTTGCTCATTAGATTTCCAAGACCTTCTCAATCTTACGTGAACTACGTAGTTTCTGATAATCATTATAATATTCATTAATGACTTCGAAATACAAACTAGAAATATCTTCTAAAAATTTCTTAGTATCTTCAATTTTAATTGGAATGTCGTTTTTGTCTAAGAGAATTACTTCATCTTTTCCAGACACAACAATCATATTAATAAAATTAATCAATTCTTGTGATACTTTAAATGTACCACCAGAACTACTATAGTTCAATAAATTCTGTGTTTTAACTTTTAAGTTGTTTTTATTAAGGTTGAAAGTCTGCATAGTGTTCGAAAACTCTAATGCTCTTTCTAGCCGTTCAAGTTGTTCACTTGAAGGCGTAATAGTTTCTTTATTTGACATGGTTATACTCCTTGTATTCTTTATATAATACAAGAAAACAGACTGTTTGTCAAGCCTTAAAGTTCAGAAATGTGTGAAAAAGTCGGAGAGGATAGTTGTACGCCAAGTCCAGATGCATCTTGGTCATCTGCACGTAGCAAATCTACTTGTACTGATAATGTACCGGCGACATAATCAGTCAAATTATATTGACTTGTTGCATATGCATCATAGAATTCTACTTTAATATCTATTGCATTTGTGCCATTTAATCTAGCATGTACTTCGAATTTGTTATTTGTATAATAACCACTGCTACCATCGCCACCTGATTTTTCATATATTTTAGAATATGCTGATGTTAATGATGTAAATCCACCAGCTGGTGTTCCTACACCACCAGAAGATTCTGTAACGTTGTGTGATAGTTTGACATTTCCAATGTTTGTAAACATTGTGGCCCAGTCAGTACTTTGCTTATGGGAAACGTCATAATTTGCTAATGAAGTATCTAGTCTTAAATCTCCGCCTGCGTTGAAGAAATGTCTTCGGTCATCTGCGTTGGCAAAAATTGCAGATACTTCATAAAATATATTTGAATTCCAAGTGTGGATTGCACCAGCACCTGGAACATCATATGTCTTAGATGATGAAATTTTATTAGACTCTGCGGTCATTTGTGCGATATCAAAATTTAGTTTATTAGCACGAACATTTGTAATGTCTGATAATAAATCTGGGATTATTTCAATAATTTTGCCTGCAGTTGGGAAAGCAGGGTCACTAGTATCTTCTGGTGAAGCTATACTAGTTCCCTGATGCCTTCCTGCAAACTTAAGAGCAGTTAGGAGTAACTGCATGTGAGAAGCGTTAATTTTTGTACCACTAGCTACGTGAGGGATAACGAGTTGATTTTGACCATAACCCGAGTCGACCGCACCAATTCCAACAATTTCGTTTATATCATCTGCGAAACCGTTATAATCGGATGCTCGTATCTTTCCTCCTAAGTAGTAACTTTGTGGCATGCTGTTAACCTATCTCTTTTCATCTTGGAAACCTATTATAGGTTGTCCGTAATTGTAAATGTTGGATTTGTTAAATTAACAGAACCTGATGTATTACTTAATTTTAATGATGTTAATGCGACTGTTGAAGTCCCTACTGCCTGGTCAGCGCCTGACCAAGACCATGGGCCTGCATAACCTGACCCAGAACCAGAACGTGCCACGTGTGCATCTGCTAAAGTAGTTTTAACATAAATGTCGCCACCTGATTTGTAAGCCTCAATAGAGATATAGTTTGAACTATAGTCGCCATCGTCTGCGTATTCTTTCTTAATTTCTGCGTAAGAACCACTTAGGTCAGAATACTTTTTACGTGTAGACGTATCAACGTTAGTTGAATCTGTTGCACGTAATGAAATTCTATATGTTCCTAATTCTGCTGTTAGTTGTTCCCACGAAGTACCTTGTTGGTTTGAACTTGTATCGCTATGTGATGCTGAAATTCTAATTTCCCCACCTGCTGACATCCACGCATTCATGTTTGCTTCACTACCGAAAGCTACTTTAACGATTTGTGTTCTTGTGCCGTTCCAGTTGCTTACTGATTGTGAAGTCTCTGATGTAACACTCATGTCCCAACCAGTTGAATAATCCCATGGATTATCAAAACGTGTACTGATTGAACTAGTAAATGATGATGCGTCATTATAAAATTGTGCATCGTCAATTACATCACCAGCATCAACTGCCGTAAATGGGTTACTAATATTATAAAAATTTGCTACCTTTGCCGCCGCGGAATAGATTGAATCTTGATATGCATCATCGATTGTATCTCCCGCAGAAGGGTTAGCCGCAACTGTGTGACTTTGGTTATAGCCACCGCCGACTCCTGTTCCATTCAAAATTGAATTTAAGGTGTCTCTTAGTGTACTTAAGTCACTATTTGATATCACCGCCATGTTTATACTCCTAAATTTGACTAGTCATTAAATTATACTTAACCTCGAGGTATTTCCGGATTCCTCTTAGCTAAGTTGAATAGTTACCGTATAATCTATAACGATAGTTCTATTCGCTGATAATAACACAGGATGAAATGTTACATGTGTTAGCATCAGGGTCTTTTCTTCTTGTAACTCTCCGGCGTTAGTGACGCCAGACAATAAACCAATTTCATCAAAAGTAAATGCCGCGACACTATTAGCATCTGTCGAACTATCTGTTTCCGGTGTACTCACAGTAGGATCAGTTAATTGCAACATACTCTCATAGTCATTGTGCGACAATGTTACTTTGAAATTAATCTTAGAAGTGTTTTCTGGAATAAGTGTTCCATTAACACTCTCGCCAGGATAAAAAACTGTATTAGTTGTTTCCTGTTGATATGTTTTTGCATATAACTTTGAATTACTCGCTGTCATATCCAATGTATCATAAGTTGTGAATACTCTTGGAGAACGGTAAGATAGAGTAGTAGTTGAATTACTCCCACCATTACCAAATGCCATCCAATTGATATATGGTGCTGAACCAGTCGAATTGATACTTGTTGGCTTACCAGCAAGTCCAGACGCTAGAACATATGCCATATTTCCTGGATGAATAGCATTTTTCTTGTTTACAAGTACTTGGCCTGTCTCTTTGTCAGAGATTTTTAGTACACCAACTACTTGTGCTTCTATATTATCTTTAAACATTTTTATCTCTCTTAGTAATCTTAACTATTTATCAAAATACTCTCTATATGGTTTTATATCCATTCTGTCTTAAGTTTTCCGTGAAGAACCATTTCAAGTGGCGTATCTAACGCATATACTTTGCTAGTTGATCCCGGTGCTGTATGCAATCCTGTATAGAGTCCTCTTTCGTCAATAGTAAGGTTTTGACTTGCTTTCTTATTGTATGTCATAAATTCTATAACACCTGTTGTTTCGTTTTCAAAAGCAATTAGTTTCTTATTCTTCTTAGATGCAGTCTTAAATGATGCTGGTGTATCTACTACAACTGTTGTACCATCAAATGATGTTGCTGTAGATTCTGCATCAACTCCAATTCTCCAACCACGTCCGAACATGTCATATACGAACATGTATGTTTTGTCGTGCGTTGTCTTCGTTGCATCTGTATATTGCTTAACCATCACAGTAGATGAATCTAGTATTGTAGGAAGTACAAGACCAGTATCGAACCCGCCTGCTTCGGCAGTATATTCTTGTCTGGTTCTTAATAGTCTTCCTTGTTCCCATGTTCCGTCTGCGATATCGACATAATTATCTGCATCGATAATCTGCTCATCGCCGCCGTCAATAGTGTCTGATTCAATATAACGTGAATGGTTACCAAAGTCAAGTGAGATTTCCATTTTTTCTTCAATATCTACATCTGACTTTATAAGTTCGTCTTTTCCGTATATGCGTGTCTTTGTTCGTATCTTTGTATGATACGGTTTTGCCTCAGTTAGATATTCTAAAATATCTTCTTCGCTGTCACGTTGATATATAGCATACTGTCTTAAGTCTCTATGATACATTGTGATATCAATATAGCTTGATTTGAATATCCAATCTGGATGTGTTTTCTCAGTATACATATAATTAATCATACCAAATAATAGATTGTTAAGAAGATTTCTCTTAGGATATGTTATTAACAATCCCATTAGTTCGTGTATTTGAACACCTAATGCATTTTCGTAATATTTTGCAGATGCTTGGTCATTCTCTGGAAATACTAAATCATTATAAGATAATCTAAGTGCGTTCTTTGAACTATGAACTAAACGCAAAGCACCGTCATGTTCAGCATAATACTCATCGTGTGTAGGCAATTCTAACTTGAATGATGTTACGCCTTCTTTGTATAATTTTAGCATGTCAAAGTTGCGTGTCTTTGATAGATATCCGTATCTCTTAATTTCTTTGTATTCGTCTGCTAAGTACCAGTCACCCAATGATAATGCAAGTTGGTCTGGTTCTATAAAATCTTTATAGAATGGGAAGCTACCTGTTAAGTGTTTGTTAGACAACTCTTTGTTAAGAATTGATGCAAAGTTTTCTCTAGCAATTTGTAGATTCGTAAACCAATTATTTTCTGTAGGTATCATTCTGTAAACTCTTACTACATCGTCTGGTAATACTGTTACTGACTTAGCAATTAGCAACTTAGCCAAATTTGGATTTGTTGTAGAAATATCAAACCCAATATCTGATGCATCGATTATTTTAGAGTTGAGTGTAACAACGGTATCATTGATGGTTGCATCGTCTCTGCCGCCGCCATATAAACCTGAAAGAATTGGGAATGTTATAATTGTGTGATTAGGATCACCCAACATAGATTGCTCAACTTTCTTCTGGTCATACTGTTCAAAATGAACATTAGCGATACTATCAATCATTTGCCTTTGTAGTTCGCCATCAACTACACTCGTATCATATTTTCCGCCTTCTTTGACGAATTTCCAATCTGTGTGTTTGGCTGATATATCTGATGTTACTCTATATTCGATAGAAACATCAATCGATTCGTTTTCAAATATGTATGCATTGTTGCTTATAAGTATTTTATTATTTGAAATTGGAATAAACTTATTATTAATATCACCGCTTTCAAGTAGCATTTTTATTTCTGCAATGCTTAATGTCTTACCAGCGACTGGACTGTTTCCCACTTCACTCCAATAGTAGTATTCAGTAATAGATTTATTCTTTGTTGTATCAAAGTACACTTTGGTTGTGAACTTTGTTATTCCTTCTGGTAATTGTTCGCTCTTAGACCATTGTTTAATATTAATCTCTGAACCTGCAACCAACTTGCCCCAATACTTTGATGCAAATGATTCGACTATTAATTTGTTTGCGTCTCCATAATCATTATACCTATAGTAACGTGCGAGTGTAGTGTCCCACCAAATCTTTCCTAAGTTCTCATCAAGCCATAGTTCATTGTCTGTTGTAGTATCATACCCAGCCGGATCTTCCCATGTAACGTAATCAATATCTCTTGTTGCTGAACCTGGGAATTTTAAGTTAAGTGGGTCATATAGTTGATAGTTAAAGAAGTTATTACCATCTTTTATTATCACACGCTTCATGTAATCTACTTCAAGTGTGTTTGCTTGTCTGTTTCTTATTAAAAGAGAACCAGTGCTATTTCTGTTTAAGACAGCCCAACCTTCACTTATATAATCATCTGCCCAAATCAAAGCCTCTGCATTTAATCCTAAGTCTGTATAGAACTCGTCAAATGTTTCAAACAAATAATTAGGAGTAAATCTCATTGACTTCCAACGCATTGCTTTAAAGTTTGCGTTACTTGTAACACTTGTATAGTCTCTATATAATCCTAACTTAGATAACATTGCGTCTGTGGTTCCGCTAAATGTTAAACTAACTGCACTTGTAGTGAATACCATTCTACCATCACTTGTAATATTTACAATGATATCACTTGATTGTGAGTTTATATAATCTTTGAATTCTGATGCACTGCTACTTACTGTTGTAGAATTATTATAAGTTCCTACAAGTATACCCAAATCGTTTAATGGATTACCAGTTATATTAGAAAGAACTATACTTGACTGTGAACTAACAATCTGTAATTGTCTGCCCGATGCACTCTTAGATAATGTTACACCTGTTACACCCTGTAATGCTTGATTTTGAATATCTTCAATAATATTTGTTAGTGCGTCTACTGTTACAGTAGTTGTAGCAAATCCTAGTCTACCCATAGCGCCCGGTGTTGTTTCTGTAATAACTAAATCTGAATTTGAACTAGAAATTGTTATTGCGTTACCTGATGCTGATGCGTCTACAATACCCAACGCATTGATTTGATTAACAACCGATTGTGCAGTTGGATTACTTGTTGCACTATAATTACCAGCAGTCATGCCTAACACCGACAATGCTGTCCCAGCCAATGTCATTGTGTTGTTTGTACTTGCAATAGTTAACAATCCGCCCGCTGATACAGTAGATGTTATACCTGATATTGTAGATAGTTCTGTAGCAATATTTTTAAACTTACTTTGTTTATATGATGAAGTAGTTGATAAACCCAAGTCAGTTAGTGCGGAACCTGATAGTTCAAGTACACCACTTGTTGTAGTTAATATTAACTCATCATTCGCTGTTTTACTTGCAATAACATCAAGACTATTCGTATTAATGTTTAGTATAACTGCATCTATATCATCTGCCGCGGTTAGTGATAGCAATGTTCCATTAACCTGTAGTGGTTTGTTTTGAGGTATAGTTGGCGCTGAAACAGTTCCAGTAACAGTTAAGTCTGCAAAAGACTTTGTTGTTCCATCAACGACAATAGTATCACCTGATGCAACCGCAGTTGTTTCTGTCACAGATGAAGTCTCGCTGATGCTAGAAATTGCACTATATCCAATAGTCAATGGTGTACCATCAATTTCAATTATGTCATCTTTGACTGACGCTAACGCCGATGTTGCTGTTGCTGTTGTTCCTCTAAATGTAACAACTGTATTCGAGTTTACAATAGTTCCATTGTTTCCATATACAACCATTTGCATTTTTTCATTTGCTGATATTACCGGATCAACTGTTGCACCGTCACCACCTATTGCAATTCCACTTGATACTGAACCAGACCCTGGTGTGTAAGTATAGCTTATGCCATCAATTACTAATGCATCACCTGATGCAAATACTGGGTTACTTACTGAGCCTATTGCTTCAACTCCTTGTGAGGATGAAGTTGGTACAAACAAACTGCTAGATGTTGAACTATCGATTTCTACAATAAGAGGTTCATAATTTAATTCAAATACTAGGTACTCATATATTGTAATTCCGCCTACTTCTTTTGTGCCGTTGCTTACTAGATAATAATAATCTGCAATTTCTGGATCAATAGTTTCATTTTTAATTTTTATATATACGCTATCAACGATATCAATTTCATTTACTAAACCCAAATATAACTGATTGTCTTCTGTTTCACCAACATAAGAAATTTCTGCTACTTCACTTAAGCGTCTTACGTCCCATTCACGTATTGGGTCGAACTGCAACCAAGCTGTATCGCCTTCATATAATGTATTGGCATTCAATGATGTTAAATCATATTCTGTTTTTACTGTGTAATTAACGTCATTTCCATCCACATATCCTGTAGTTCTAATTGGAAATTCTTTTGTAATATCTCTGTACACAAAAGGCCTAGGAAGCGTATCAAATTCTACAGCATGTGGGTCACTTAAAATGTCAATAGTGTTGACAGACTTAGTTATATTATATCCGTTGTTTACTTTACCATAGTCATCTACTTTTATTGCCCAAACATCTTGGTGAGTAATATCTTTGAAGTTACTATTGTTGTTAATAATTCTGTTAATAGAAGACTCAGTTCCTTTATGTGCCAAGAAGCCTTTATAGAATTCTAACGCACTTTCTCTTTCAATGCCGTGATTGCTTAAGTATGCTCGTTTGTTATATCCTATTTGTGAACCTTTTAGCCCATTTATTGCTTCCAAACTTTGGTCAATAAGTGTATCTCTGTAATACTTTGACTCTTCTGCCATTGTTTCAAAGTTAGGTATTAGTTCATCGCCGTATGTTAAATAACCGTCAACTGTTAAAGTTCCGTCCCAATCTGACTGCCTATTACAATCAATTTGCATACGTAAGTTTCTATTGTGCATATGAGGATCATATATTATGTCACCATAACTATCTACTCTGTCTACTACAAACGCATGTTCTACGTCTTGTATATCAATCTTCATCCCGTATACCGGAACATTACTTCTAAAGTTTATGGCCTTGCCATCTGTTGTGAATGATATTTCTGAGTTTGGAATTAATCTTCCAGATGCATCTACAACACGATAGAAGTTTTTATGTGTTTCTTTTCTAACTGATGCGACACCATATGGTGCAGTGAAACTACCTGTTAATAATACAGGAGATAGTGTAATAAAGTCTCCTGGTTCATGTGTCTCTGAACTCCATTCTAAGAATTTTAATAAAAGCTGTTTAAAGTCAATGGTGTTTCCATCTTCATCTATATCCGTAAATCCCCAACCTATCAGTCCTAAATATTCCTGATAGCCTACCATCAAGTGTGCGACATCATCTATCGAAGTTAAAATATCACCATAGTTGAATGTTTTTACAGCATCATTTTTAAACTTTTTCCAACCGTATGCTGTAACTACATTAGTAACTGGCCATTCTACTAGCTGTTTCCAATCCTCAATGTTATCATCTATCAATGTAGTAGATGTATGTGCATTTAGACAAACATAAGGCTGTCCTTGATATTTCATATAAGAATCTTGTCTATAATAGTTTCCTTGTTGCCAATCAGAAAGATGCATTCTGTCGCCTTTAGTACTGAATGCCTTTTCGCCAGATGTTCTATCCCAATCCATTGCAAAGAATGTAGGATTGATATCGTCATATCCTTGTATTCTATATCCAAATGATTGTGTCTTTGGTTGAGAGATAAGAGACCATGCTTGATAATCAAATTGAATTATAGGACTTGATTGTTGTTCTTTTGCTGTCTGTGACTCTGCTATTCTTCTGTAATATTTGCCGTCAAACTCATTTAAGACAATATCACCTTTTAGATATGTCATAGTATTTGCTTTTGAATATACCGGATGAGGGCTATCTAATGAAACTTTTTCAATAACAATAGCACTGAAAAATTCACTTCTATTCGGCTCACCAGAATGTATTACTAAATCATAATTGTCTTTAGGAATTTCTGTATATTTACTGTTAGTCATAGATGTATTTTCTGCTAACAGCTTGAAGTTATTAACAAATCCACCTAGCTTTGAGCCAAGTTTAAATTCATAATCTTGTTTTTGTATTATGATATTTGCAGTATTATATCCTTCTCTACTATTGTAAATTGAAATACTCGTATCAATTTCATCTTTGTATGTGTGGAATATTTTGAAAGGTTTGGTCAGCATCATTAGTATGAATTCTATGAAAGGATATTCACTTGAATTCTTCCATGCCATTTCTACTGGAGATCCATCACCGAATTCCCAATCTTCTGATAATCTGCCTATATCATTGTTTAAGATTGATCCGCTAAAAAATAAATTATTAATATCAATATAGTTGCCGCCAGCATCGACTGGAATTGGAACATTTGTGATATTATTAATAGAAAATAAGTTAGACCAAAAACTTGGGTCAGCAAAGTTGGAACCGTATGTAGTTCTAAACGTTGTAGGCTCTTGTGAAAGTCCTATTGTTTTCCACGGTTCTTCTATAGGATTATCTGTATTGTATGCATATTTAAATATACCACGCCAGTGTCCCGGAGAGTCTGCATTTATGTTTCTATAATTCCATGTAGTCCAATCACTAGCATCAAATCCTGTATTCTGCAAATCATCTATATTATTTCTAATTAGCCATTTCTTAAAGAAAGGATACATCGTGTAGTTCTTTTCAGAATTAGACCATTCGCTTGGTGCAGATTTGTACACCCCATAATTTACAGCATCTAAATTTGTTCTTGCAAGATTATCATCTAGGTTGTTCCATATAAGAGTTTCAAACATTAACATAATGTCATCTGTCTTGTCGCCCCAAAGTTTCATTCTTGAACCGTCATGTCCTATAAGGAATTGTGTTACTCCGGAACTATATCCCATATCATCCATAATCATAGGTCTAAATGCTGGGTATAATTTCAAGTATGTAGCACTTGGTGGGACGAATGTTTCTTTGATGCTATCATATCTTCTAAGATAGATAGTACTGTTGCCTGATACCGGAGACCTAAAATTTAAAATATCCTTACCGCCTTGACTGATAATGATAGTATAATCTATGTTAAGTCTTTGCAATACACCATCTTTAAATACTGACAGAGTTTCAGGAAACGCTATAGCTCCTAATTCATCAGGTACAAACTGTTCAGTAGCATCTGCTATAATTTCTGTTATTTCTGCTTCTTGGTAATTAGAGTATAATTCACCATGATTAATCATGTCAAGTTTATCAAATATACTAATGCTATCTCTCTTTGATAATGCAATTAGATTTATTGCTTCTTCTAAAATCATTAAGTCTGATTTAGATTGGCTTCCTGCATCATTGAGAATATCTCTTACTGTCGTTACTAATTTGTTTTTGTATCCTTGATACGTTGTTGATAAAAACTCAACTGCTTTTATTGGGTCATAATCATCCCTTGTTATAGAAAAGAATGCATCTTTAACATCAACAGAGTTTGTAACTAACACACTTCCTTTATTATGAAAAGTGTTAAGATGTCCAACAGTATTTAGGTTTCTAAAGTTATTAAATCCATTTGCTTCACCGGTAAGACCAGGAGCAGTTTCTAAAATTCTTAAAAAATGTTCATACAATATTGAGTATGATAAATTTATATTATTGTAGCTTTTATTATCTACGTTAAATTCTATTGAGTGATGCAATCGTTGAAAGCCGTTGTCGCCATCATTTACTACACCGCTTTTTGTACAGTAATCAATATACACAAACCCATCTGGTTCATTATCCAATGTCACTGTATTGTTTGTCAAATCAACTGTATAATTAGCAATCTGTTTCATACCCTCAACATAAACATCAACGGCATTAGTTGTCTTTGGTGTTTGTGATAAGGTTAATACTTTCCCAGATTCTCTTCCATACTCTTGTCTAAAGTTTCTATAATCGAATGTAGTATCAATATAGATACCAGTCATTACTCCATCTAAATCATATTGTGCATTATCAGGTATATCAACAATAAATTGAAATTCACTAGCATAATCGCCTGCTTTTAATAATGGAACAAATCCTAATTCTTGGTCTGCGTTATATAATGCGGAATCACCAATCACATATGAAAAGATTTTTGAATCTACTATATTTCCAGCATTGCCATCTTTGTCATATATTTTAAATGTAGGAAACTCCCAATCTGTTGAAGCGACTTTATTTAAACTATCATTTCCAAGTTCTATTCTACTATCAAATTCTATGATAGGACGTTTAGCTTGTTCTATCTTATCACTATTTGTACTTGTTATAAATGATTTTATATCATCGTAATGATACCATGAGTTTTCATTAGACCACCAGTTATCAACTGCAAAAAGATTTGCATCGTCCCTGGCAATCGTAACATAATGTTTTTTATTACTACCAGTTATAGTTAGGTCGAATCCTGGCTTAACCCAGTAATACATTTCGTAGTTTATAAACTTGTCTAAGTCTACTGGTATATTAATTGTTTTCTTTGTAGTATCGAATAATCTTCTATGGTCATTTGTCAAAGCACCTTTATTAAATAAAGAATTCAACATGTCTTCATAAAAGACCTTATCATTCTTACTAGAGTATACTGGTTCTAAACCGTAATTCTCACGACCATATGCATGTGGAGGAAACGAGAGATATATATCTTCTTCTCTGTTTATTCCTTTTTCTTTTCTACCAACATATGCTCTTGTCTTTTCGACTGAGCCTTTTGAGAATGCTCGTTCAAGTGTGCCTTCAAAGATAGTTTGTAATTCACTATTCTTTAAATGTCCCGGAAGAAAGTCATAAATTTTATTCTTAGCCATTGCTTACTACATCCTCGCCTTGAAGTTCTGATGATGAAATTGCTGAAATGATTTTAACATTTTCTGATGTTGTTACACTTAAGAAAATTTCATTTGGTTCACTAGTAATACTTAGCAAGTCTGTAAAACCGCTAGTAGAATATTTAGGTGTTGTAACAACACTTGCAATATAATCTCCAAGTTGATTATGTAAGTATGATGCTAATTCTGAGAAGTAGAATGTGTCACCAAACTCCCAGTTATCTAATTCGAAGTATTCATTTACTTTAGTTGACACTGCGGTCTTGACCTCACTGTCAGTATATGCTGTTCCTGATTTCTTAACAACTTTGAATGTAGCCTGATTTTCAGGAGATGCGAAGTTGCCGAACAAGTATTTGAACTTGACTGGTATATATGAAATATGGTCTGCAATAGACGATTTGGGTTCAATACCACTCATCAATGTTGACAATTCGTAATTATTTGGAGATGTAGGTACTGCTGTTTTGAAACCACCTGCTATCCATTGATTTACTTGTCTTACATAGTCACTTGTAAGAACATACATATCAACTATATTACTTGTACTCGGATCAATTCTTTTATCTACATCTGCATAATGATCCCATCTATAACTCATAAATTTGTCTTCAACAAAACTTTTGCCATCGACTACTGAGTATTGTGTGTCGCCATACCAAATAACTGTAGGAGATTGTTGATAGTACACAAACGATTTTGACCAAGTACCTGCTTGATATAAGTACCATTCGCTATCATCTGTGTTAAACCATATTTTATAACTTGGTAAATTGCCTTCTGGTGTTGGGTTACTAACTGTTCCGGCATTTGGTGCCGCTGTTGCAGATTTTGATGCTCTATGTAAATCTATATTTTCATAGCCTGCATGACTGAATTTGTATGACTCTATAATAAATTTAGATGAAGTCACGTTTCCTTGGTCATCTTTTAAATTAAATACATTCAATAATCCATATGGATTTCCGTCTGCACTTAATGTCAGTAATTTAACTCTTGTAGGATCAATGTATCCTGAACTTATTCTATATTCATCATAAACATATGCACTTGTAGTAACGTAAGATGATGTTTGTACTTCAACTTTCTTAGCTACTTGTACATCGGCCACAACTTTGACTCCAAAGTCTGCTAATGTAGTAGTGGCACTACCATCGCCTACAAAAACATCTAATAAACTTGAAGTGCCTGGATCTATTGTCCAGAATATAATTTTATATGAATTGCCAGCACCCGCTACTAATTCACAATGATTCGATGATATAATTTGTCCGTTGTTATCTTTGATAACCATATTAGATTGTGTTATAGTTTCAGATGTTGAGAAATTTATTTCACCGTATGCTGTCTGTTTAAATCTAACATCATTTTCTGCGGTATCAGATTGTGTTATACCATCTCCGCCTGTGCCATCTGGTTGTACATTCCAATTCTTATATGGATATGTAAATTTATACGATGAAGTTCCTGACAAGTATTCTGTAATGAAATCTTTTTGTACACCTGTCATACCAAATGTTGCAGTCTCTCTTGTTTCTCCAGTTGGTAATGAACTAGTATCAATCCATAAAAAGTTATTTGTTGTCGGTGCAGAACCAAAATATGATAAAGAAGGTTCGCCCTTAAACCCATGTATATTTTTTAAGTTAGTGGACGATATTGTACTATGTGATGCTACTGCGTTTGCTTGTGCTTCTGCGTTCTGTTCGCCATCAATTGGCATTCCGTTTGGTGAAATGTGCGTTTCAGACCCTGTCGTTACAACCGAATCGTCTTCTACATTCGTTAGCAATGAAACATATTGAGACAAATCATCAACTTCAAGTTCTAATTCAAAATCAGGAGTTGAACCGATGATATTATTTGGTGTTGCAGGTGAAGTTATTGCACTAGTTGGCAAGTCGTATGTAATTCCCGCAGGCGATACTAATTGATGTTTATAATCAACTGTCGAAATAGTACTGTTATTCTCAACATAGTCGTATGTTACATCTGCACCGGTGTTGCGATATTTTGCCTTGAATGTTCCACCGCCACTGCCGTTTGATGCAAATTCTGACACTGGTGTATAACCTACAGTAATCTCATCTGAAATATTTGAGTCCGAAGAGGTTACTGTCTTAGCGCCATCATAGTAGTTAATTAATAGTTTGTCTCTTTCAGCAAGATTTGTTTCATTATCTACAACTACTTCATTGTTGCCATAATAAAATCTAACTTGGTCGTAGCTTTCAAACACAACTTTCTTGCCGTTAATTTTGGCAACATACATAGTTTCGTGGGTTCGAATGCCAGGATTATATTCATACTCTACTTTTATTTTATCACTGAGGTCTACTACTCCATCCCATATTTTCCATTCCCATTTAGTTGTTTGTCCTTGAGCAACATCATAATATAAAGTAAATGATGTAACATTCAAGTCATCAATTTTTTGAGTTTTGATTGCTGTGATTTCTGCTTCTGTAAATTTACTTCTGTAGCCTCTGATTACAGATTTCAATGTTCCCTTTTCTGTAATGACTCTATCTAAAATAATCTGTCCTGGGTCTGTAGAAACAACTTTTTTAACTCTTGCATAATACTCCGTACTTGACTCTCCTAGTATTTTTACATAGTCACCTTGTTCTATATTCCAAGGCGCAGTGCCTTCGATTTGTAAATTATTTAATGGGCTTTTTGTATATAATTCATTTACGTCAATATTAATACTAGCCGCGTCTCGGTATAAATGATAAAACTTATTAAACAATGACGGATGTCCGATTGCTCTTGAAAGTTCATTTCTAATAAAATCATCGCTGTTGCCACTAGTCCTATTAAAGTACAATGACATGTTTAGGCTTTCGTCTTCAACAAACACAGAACCATCTGTTCCTGTAATGCTTAAGTTTGAGTGATGTCCGGTAACGTCATCCATTTCAAAGTAACGAGAATTGCCTGCAAAACTTGTGTTTACTGATTTCAGCTTTCTTACAATGTTGTTACCTAATGTTAATGGGTATACATTGTAGTCCTGTGCGTTGACCATTCTGTCTTGGGCGTAATATGATTTCTGTGCAATTCTTCTTACGCTTGTGAATGTTTCACCCGCAAAGTTTTCACCAAAGTCTTTAGTGCTTGCCATTGTAATTGTAAGTCTGTATGACTTATCATCTGCACCAGTATATGGGATAGATATTGTAACGTTTGAAATATCGCCTGAATTTACAGAAAAGTTTTCGTTTGTACAAGTTCTAAACCATGCTCTATAATCACCGAATGCCGCATTGCCGAATATACCGTCTGGATATCTAAGTTCGATTGTATTGTTAATACCAGTTGAGATATTTACAAGGTCGCCATTTCCAGTTCTAAGTGAATTGTAGATTGCAGTTTCACGTGTATCATTGTCAACTTTAGTAACATCTGATTTATAATTTAAGTTACTATCTAATTTGTGCAACCAAACATCAGTATTAGAAACGTTTGCATCTGTTAATGTTTCTACTCTATTAGATGCCTTTATTCCATATCTAAAGTTCTCAAATTGCAGTTGTCCTGCTTTAGCAAGAACGAAGAAACCTGTTCTGTCTGATGCAGGTCCCAAGTTATCATTTCTATTAATGATTGTGAAATTTTTATCATTGAGCGGAGCACCTTCTATAATCTTATTATTTTCGATACTTGCTCTTACAGCCTCAAACCGTCTATTGGCACCTGCTACATTCGATGTGAATGCGTATGCAATAGATTTAGAATTCTTGTTCTCATTTACTTCATATAAGTAATTTTCAACATTGCCGATATTCAAACTTGCACTAGGATCTTGAATTTTTGTATTTTTATTGAATGAAGAATTTAAAACAGTAATGAATTTTTCATACCAGTCAACATCATTTGAGTCATTCCAGTTAACAACGTTGCCGGCGAGAGAGTTACCTTCGTTGTCTGCTACATCTTCTGTAGTTGTGACGCTTGTGATTTTCATCATACCACTTGCATTGATTGGTCGTGTCTTTGTATAACCAAGTGTTCTAGCCATACGTAAAATACTTTCACGGCGTTCAGCCGTATCCATAAAGTTTTCACGTGTATTCATATCACTTCTGAATGCTAGTGAATGTCCTAAGTATGCTACAAGGTCTAAAATCGCAATGAATTCAGAACTTGCTATAAAATCATTAAATTTTTCTGGGTATGTCTTATTGATGTACGCAAGTAAACTTTCACGTATTGTATCGAAATCATAAGACTTCAAACTCACGTTACTGAAAGCAGTGTATACACTGGTCCAGCTTTCACTTGCAAATAAGTTATCTATTCTTTCTTGACTCATTTTTTTATTCTCTCTTTAAATCTATTGTTAGTGTTACAGGCTCATTATCTGGTAATATAGCGACACTAATAGATGCTGTGACTGTATGCTCACCTTCAGTTAAGTTAATGGACTCTAAATTCACTCTAGGTTCATCGCTGATGATGTTCGTTAAATCTTCTTCAATAAGTGTTCTTATGTTAGAGGTCAACGGCTCAAAGATAAGGTCATGTATAATCGACCCATAAGTAGGCATCATAATTCTTTCGCCTTTGCGAGTCATGATATTATTCAATAAATCTTCTACTACTAACTCTTTTCCAGTTAGAGTATGATTGATTGCACTTTTGTTTTTAGTACTGAAACCTATAAATCTTGCCATAATGTTCTCTCTATACTTATTAAGAGTATTTATCAACATATAAACTTCGTACTTTTTGTATTGACTTTTGTTGTAATTTCTGTTATTATTAATTTAATCAAATACAAATGGAGAATAAATAAAAGTATGCCAAACTTAGTACCAATGGTCGTAGACCAAACTGCAAACGGAGAACGTAGCTTTGATATATTCTCACGTTTGTTAAAAGAAAGAGTTATATTCTTAACAGGTGAAGTCAATGACTATCAGTCTGACTTACTTTGTGCCCAATTTCTGTTCCTAGAAGCAGAAAACCCAACAAAAGATATACATTTTTATATCAACTCACCAGGCGGAGCAGTAACAGCCGGAATGGCAATCTATGATACTATGCAATTCATTCAACCAGATGTTTCAACAATGGTTTTAGGTCAAGCATGTAGCATGGGTTCATTATTGGCAACTGCGGGAGCTCCCGGCAAACGATTTATGTTACCTCATGCAAGACACATGATACATCAACCAAGTGGCGGCGCCGGTGGACAGGCAACTGACATGGAAATTCAAGTCAAAGAAATCTTAAAAGTTAAAGAAAGTTTGACTAGTATCTATGTAAAACATAACTCTAAAGGCAAAACTTATGAAGATTTCTATAGTGATATGGAACGTGATAAGTTCATGGGCCCAGAAGAGGCACTAGAATACGGGTTAATTGATAAAATTATCAATGAAAGACCTGAAAATCAGTAAGTAGTCTAATACTTAACGGGTTAAAATGTAATTATGCAATTTAACCCGTTTTTTTATGGCTAAAAACTTGACAAATATACGAATCATGTTATATTAATTAAGTAATCAATAATGATTACATTAACTGAGACATACGAAACAAGTTTTCATTGTCTCTTATTTAAAGGAGTTCCATTATGGAAAATCAAAGTAATACAACAGCAACTATTCAACAACCAAACGGTTCATATTGGATGGTATCATCAAAATTTCGCAAAGACTACTTAGATTGTGAAGTTATGAAAATCATGAACAAATTAAGTTTAATGAAAACTCAAGTGTCGTGGTCTTCAACGTCAAATAACCCAAAATCTGCAAATCCTAAAGTAACTCGCCAACAGCTTGTTACTATCCTTGATTATCAAGGTATCTTTGCCGGTGGCAAACATGACGGACTTAATCTAAGTGCTTCATTAAAACGTCTTGTAGAAAGTGAACAACTTGTTCGTTTTGAACGTGGAGGAAAAGTATCAGTTGCTATTCCATCTGCAACGGACGAGTATGCTCCGTATTATAGCTAACTTGGGAAGAGAGAGAAGAAATTCTCTCTCTTTTTTTGCCTAAAAACTTGACAGATTAGCGAATCGTAGTATAATAATAGTATATTCAATAAAGAGAGGGTTTAAATATGACTACAATGACAGTAAAAGAACTAAGTGTGTTAGCA